TTCCTGTAAAGACGATTGCAGCAACAGTGGGCACCACGTCTGCTGTGGTGTACGGCGTGCGTGCACGCATGCTCAAGGCGATGGAGCGCAAGCGCCGCGCCGAACTGCGCTTTCGGATGCAGGTCAGGAAGCAAGCCAAGGCGCAAGAACTGGCTTCATCTTCTGCTGCGCCGATTACGCCCGTTGTGCCAACAATCCCAACTGTGTCGCCCGAGGTGCGCATCAGTGACCGCACGGGTAAACCTGTGCGCAAGTACACCAAGGGTAAGAGCGTTGCCACACCCAAGAAGAGCATCGCCGAACGTGGCGAGGAGTTGCGCCGTCTGACCGAGGAGGCTATGCGCATAGCCCGTGCGTCTGCCCCCGCACCCGCGCCGATTCGGTACATTGAAGTCGAGGTGCCGCAGCCCCACTACAACCTCACGTGGAAACAGCGGTTCACGGCATTGTTCTTCGGGAGGGTCTGAGCATGAACGTCAAACTGTTGAGCATGGCACGCCGACTGTGGAACGCAGATCACGCACCCACTGAGGTCAATCGCAACAATCAACTGAAGTGGGCACGTGCAGTCCACCGTCTGGGGGACAAGTGGCTACTCGCAACGTACGTGCAAAAGAAGGCAGGGCTGCACTAGACCCGCCACCCAAGGTCTGGCCCTTCCCAACGTGGAAGGGTCAGCCGTACAAACCCAAGAAGCAACCCAAGCCGAAGGTGTGGGAGTCCGCACCAGAAGCATTGTTTTGAGGAGCGAGAGATGAACCGATTGAACGAAGACGATGGGCTTGAGGAACTGGGGTGGCTTGCCGCCATGTTGGCGGCGCTTGGCTTCCTGTTCTTTTCCCTGGTGTACTTCATGCACTGGGCAGGGTGGCTGACATGAATTGGTTGGCAGATTTGTTAGCCCTGGCCTGGGCGGTATCCGTTGTGCTTGTGGTCTTCCTCGGGCCGTTCGTGGCGTTGGCGGTGTTGATCACTTACTTGTGGGGGTTGGTATGACCCGTGACGAAATCATTGAACTGGCAAACAAGGCGCATGCCTACATCGACCGTCACTTCCTGGTCGCTTCTAGCACGGGCATTGCTTCGTTTGAACACTTTGCCCGACTGGTGGCAGAGCGAGAACGGGAAGAGTGTGCGAAGTTGTGTGATGAGTTGGAGTACTACGAGGACGACGGCTCCATCCTTTCAGGCGAGTATTGGGCCAAAGCCATCAGAGCAAGGGGGACGAAATGACTTGCGAAATTTCCCCGGGGTTCCTGTTTGGAACCATCATCAGCATCATCATCGGCAGCGCCATCGGCGGCGTCATCTGGGGCTTCGTTGAAGCATGGTGGAAGGACAGACATGGATCGTGACGACATCATCCGCATGGCGCGGGAGGCGGGGTTTGACCAGACTGGCCTTGCTTCTTTTACGGAGTTCACCGCAAGGATTGAACGCTTCGCCGCCCTTGTTGCCGCTGCCGAGCGAGAGAAGGTAGCCCGGTGGATGATGGAGCGGGGTTACGCCACGGGCCACGGCGACACTACGGAAGACTTGCTGCAAGAACTTGATTGGCAGATTGCTGAAAACTGGAACAGGGCGCTGATCAATGGGATCACGACCGAGCGAAAGAGGTTTGCAGAGGAGTGCATCGACCTTGTGGCCCTCTACGGCGGGCCAATCGATCTGGAAGCCGCCATCAGAGCAAGAGGAGAAATGAAATGACCGACAGAGAACTAATGCAGCAGGCGCTTGAAGCCCTGAACAGAAGCGACTACTTGGGCTGGCAACTTAACATCCCAATCATCAAGGCACTGCGCGAGAGGTTGGCGAAGGAGGGGCAAACCATGCAGCCCTGCGCCGGACGCAACTGCGGCAGCACGAATCCCAACCTGCACTCAGCAGAATGCTTTGAGGACTACGAGAAGAGCACCGGCATGAGCGAGTGGAAGGGGCTGACGGAGGAGGAGGTGATGAACTGCTATATGTTCTGGGTGGTTGACTTGCAGGACATCATGGGCTTCTACAAAGGCGTCGAAACCAAACTAAAGGAGAAGAACACATGACCTGCCCAGACTGCGAACGCTACAAGATCAGCGCGTCCATGTGGCGCAACAAAGCCTACGAACTCAGCGGTACACCCCTGCCGTGGAACGCAGAGGAGTTGATTGAGAAGGCGGTGTTGGCAGAACGAGAAGCCTGCGCGAAGGTGTGTGATGACTGGCCGAATGGCCGGGACGATGTGTATTCAATCGGCGTCGCCATCAGAGCAAGGGGGCAGGAATGAGCGGCGATCACAACGCAAACCAGAAACCCAAGCAGACCAAGGAAGAGCGTGAGTATCACCGCAAGCGGGGGGCCGAGATACTGGCGCAGATACAGAAGGCCAGGGAACCAAAGCAGCACGTGTCCGAGAGGTCGGTGCGGGTGACCATCGGCATGATGAGAACCCTCGCAAACAAAATCCCCATCAGCCCGTTCCACCTACACGCCGCAGATCAGATGGAGCGGATATTGGAAGAACTAATTAACTTAAGGAAACAGAAATGACCAAGACGATTAAAGACAACGATGACGGCGCACGCGTGTTCGCCGATGGCCGTAGCATCACCATTGGCAAGGGGCGCATCCTGTGGGGCACAGCCACGCAGACGAGCCGCAACCTGATCGTGGAAGAGGGGTGGGTGCTGCCAGGGGGGCGCCGCACAAAAGACTTTGAAGTCGCGCAAGCCTACGCCCGTTGGATCGACGCGCATTGCAGAGCAAGGGGCTACCTATGAACCACATCGACCTACTCAAACGCTGTCATGCATTGTTACGACGAGTGGATACTGTGACCCCTGAAGGCCGCTTGTCACTGGATGGTGACCGACTGGCCAAAGAGATCAACGACTACCTCAACAGCGTAAACAATGAAGTGCCCAACATGCGGAGTGCCGAGCCACGTCCTCGAAACCCGAACGACAACTGGTGGACTGAAGCGAAGGAGATATGAATGCTCACAGTGCAAACAAAGGTTCACGACAGTGGAGACACCACAGGACCTGCGGCTGGACATGCACAACAACCCGCACCGCCACGAGCAAACGATACGCAAGTCGCGGGCAACCACTACAAGCAGTTCCAAATCGAACCCTGGGACGCCATCATTGACTGGAATCTTGGCTACTTGGATGGCAACGCCGTCAAGTACCTCAGTCGATGGCGACACAAAAACGGATTAGAAGACCTGAAGAAGGCGCGGCATTACATCGACAAACTCATTGAAACAGAGATGGAGAAAAGAGATGGAACTGACTCAAAGCCAACTTAAACAAATCTGGAAGCACGTCAGCGAAGGCGATGGCGGCTACTGCCCCGTGTGCGAGCGGTGGGGCAAGATCAACTCGGTGCGCCTGACGGGCAGCATGGTGCGTGCCCTCGGATGGCTGTACAAAGAGATGCAGGTCATGGGCGAGAAGTGGATCGACATCCCGAACGCTGCGCCGTCCACCGTCATGCGCTCATACAACATAACAAGTTTGAAGTACTGGGGCTTCGTGGAGCCACGACCCAAGCCTGCGAGGGTGATCCAACTGCCACATGTGCGGGGACAGAAACGAGAGCCGCAGGTCAACACCCGTACCTCGGGCTACTGGACAGTTACCGATGCGGGGCGAGTGTTCCTGACCAACCAAGTCCGAGTGCCGGATCGAGCGTTCGTTTACGCCGATGCCGTGCAGGGCTACGGGTTGGACACCGTGTCTGCAAAAGAAGTCATGGACAGGAAGTTCGACTACGACTCCATGATGAACGACATCTACGCACTGCACAAGGCCACCCATGCAACTCATCACGCTTGACTTCGAAACCTTCTACGACCGCGACTTCTCGCTGACCAAACTGACGACCGAGGAGTACATCCGCGACCCTCGCTTTGAGGTGATCGGTGTGGGCGTCAAGGTCGGCGACGAGACCGCCGTGTGGGGCAGCGGCACCAAGGAAGAGATCGGCGACTGGCTGAAATCTTTTGAGATGGAGAAGCACATGGTGTTGGCGCACAACACCATGTTCGACGGGGCAATCCTGTCGTGGTTCTTCGACATCCATCCGAAGATGCTGCTCGACACCATGTGCATGTCCCGTGCGTTGTTTGGCGTGGAGGTGAGTTCGTCTCTGGCTGCTGTAGCCGAAAGGCTACAGATCGGGCGCAAGGGCGACGAGATCATCAACGCGATGGGTAAACGCCGAGCCGACTTCACCGAGGCGGCGCTGTCTCGGTACGGGGACTACTGCATCAACGACGTGGAGTTGACGCACAAGGCGTTCATGAAGATGTCCCCCGACTTCCCGGTGACGGAGTTGCGGATCATCGACCTGACGCTCAAGATGTTTACTGAGCCGGTGCTGGTGGTGGATCAGAGTGTCCTGGCTAAACATCTTATTGAGGTGGTCGAGCGCAAGGAGAAGTTGCTCCAAGAGTGCGGCGTGGAGAAGGAAGAACTGATGAGCAATCAGAAGTTCGCCGACGCCCTGCGTACGCTTGGGGTAACTCCTCCTACAAAGATGAGCCCACTCACCAATAAAGAAACGTATGCGTTTGCCAAGAGCGACGAGGCGTTCCTGCGCCTGTCCGAGCATCCTGACTGGCGCGTGCAGGGGTTGGTGGCTGCACGTCTGGGGCTGAAGTCCACCCTGGAGGAGACACGCACCCAAAGATTCTTGGAGATCGCCAAGCGAGGGGCGCTGCCCGTGCCCCTGCGCTACTACGCCGCACACACCGGGCGGTTCGGGGGCGACGACAAGATCAACATGCAGAACCTGCCGAGCCGAGGCGACAACGCAGGCAAGATCAAGAAAGGGATCATGGCCCCACCGGGCTACAGCATCATCGACGCCGACTCCTCACAGATTGAGGCGCGGGTGCTTGCGTGGTTGGCAGGGCAGGATGATCTGGTCGAGGCGTTCGCTCAGGGTAAAGATGTGTACAAGAAGATGGCTGCACCCATCTACAACAAACCCGAAGGGGAGATCACCAAGCCCGAGCGGTTCATGGGCAAGACCACTGTACTGGGCTGCGGCTACGGCATGGGGGCGGTCAAGTTCCAAGCCCAACTCAAGACATCTGACGTGACCATCTCATTGGACGAGGCCCGGCGTATCGTGGAGGTGTACCGCCAAACAAACTATGCCGTGACTGCCCTGTGGCGGCAGGCGCAGATGGCCCTGGTGGCTATCTCCCGATGGGACGATGGCAAGGTGCCGTTCGGGCGTGACGGGGTGTTGGAGATCGTGACACGAGAGGCAGCGATTCGACTTCCCAATGGGCTGTACCTGCGCTACGATGACCTGAAATTGAGTGAAGGCGAGAAGGGGCCGGAGTTCACGTACCGCACCCGCAAGGGGCGCACCCGTATCTACGGGGGCAAGGTGGTGGAGAACGTCTGCCAAGCGTTGGCCCGGTGTCTGATCGCCGAGCAGATGCTCAAGATCGCCAAGAGATACAGAGTTGTGTTGACAGTGCACGACGCAGTTGCGTGCATTGTTCCTGATGCCGAGGTCGCGGAGGCCCAAGCCTACGTGGAAGAGTGCATGCGATGGACACCCGAGTGGGCAGCGGGACTGCCTGTCAACTGTGAATCCGGAGTTGGGAGGTCGTACGGTGATTGCTAGGGACGCATTACATGAACTGTTCATCTATGACAACGGGGTATTGCGTAACCGCGTACAACGCGGACGCGCCCAAGTTGGTAGCCCAGTCGGGACTATGGACGCATATGGATACTTAGTAGCAACTGTAGGGGGGCGAGTCTACAAAGTGCATCGACTCATTTACGCGATGTTCCACGGAGTAGCACCGGCCATCCTCGACCACATCAACGGCGACCCCGCTGACAACCGTATAGAAAACTTACGCCCCGCTACAACGCAGCAGAACGGGTACAACCGCAAGATAAATCGAACAAGTAAAACAGGGGTAAAAGGGGTAACTCGACTGCGCAGTGGGTGGATGGCGCAATGCCAAGTGACGGGGAAGCGCCACTATCTTGGAGTATTTAAGAGCCCCGACGCGGCGGCAAAAGCACTTTATCAATTCAGGTCTGATACACAGAAGGAGTTTGCACGAAATGAGTAGCACCGCTGAAGTGATTGACTACGCATATCCAACCATGATGGCTGAGAAGTCACTCAAGGCTGTGCATGACGCAGCCCTTGAGAAGGACTGGTACGTGGCCAGGGAAGAAGCCTTGATGGCCATTAAATGGATAACCGAAGCACACGCTGCACTGTTGGTGATGCAGAAGGAAGACAAGCGGTGAAGTGGTCGTACAGCAGTCTGAAGTTGTTTGAGCAATGTCCCCGCAAGTACTACCACCTGCGGGTAGCCAAGGACTTCAAGGAAGATGACAACGCCGAACATCTTATGTACGGCAAGCGATTCCACGAGGCTGCTGAACACTACATCCGAGACGGCACCCCACTGCCCGAGTACTTCGCTTTTGTGAAACCGGCTCTGGACAACCTCAACCAAATTCCTGGTGAGAAGTTATGCGAGTACCCGATGGGTATCACCGAAGACCTGCGCCCCTGTGCGTTCGACGCACCGGATGTGTGGTTCCGAGGGATCGCTGACCTGCTCATCCTCAACAAGGAGACGGGCGAGGCTCGGGTGGTGGACTACAAGACGGGCAAGAGCGCCAAGTACGCCGATCCCGATCAGTTGGAGTTGATGTCCCTGTGCGTGTTCAAGCACTTCCCTGAGATCAAGCGCGTCAAGTCCGGGCTGCTGTTCGTGATTGCGAATTCGCTGGTCAAGAGCAAGTGCGATGCATCACAGGAAGACGTGTTATGGGAGAGGTGGACGGGGCGTCACCAAAGGTTGAAAATTGCGATGGACAACGATGTCTGGAACCCGCGCCCGAGTGGGCTGTGCCGAAAGCACTGCGTGGTGCTGAGTTGTTCACACAACGGAAGGAACTGAGATGCCGTACACCAAGTCACCGCGCCCGTACAAGCACGAGTACGAGATGCAGAAGCAGCGAGGTGAGCACGAGGATCGCATGGAGCGACAGCGTGCTCGGCGTGCACTGGACAAGAAGGGTGTGGAGCGCAAGGGTAAAGACGTGTCGCACACCAAGGCGCTCGCCAAGGGCGGCACCAACGCGGACGGCTATCGCTTGGAGGCACCGAGCAAGAACCGCAGCCGCAACTTGCACCGCAAGGGCGAGCGTAAGTGAAGACCCGAGGTTGATCTTCGGGGGCCGAAGCAGTACATTTGAGAGATCCCTGGTCGGGGTAACCGCTGTAAGGTGTGGGTGGGCGGCTAAACGAAACTACACCATCGAAGGCACGGAATTTAAGTGGAGGTTCGTAGATCCTCCGGCTT